CTTTAACCTGGCTAGTGATTTCAACACTTAAGGTCATATGGAAGGGTGTGATGCGAATCACCTATCGCGTGTTATCTTATTTTCGGGAGAGGGACTTCAAGCAAAAGCTTGAACAGTTGCAATGGCTCCCGGAACCACTGATCGACCATATTGGCATTCATTATGTCATTGGTGGCGTGAAGTACTACACGCGTCCGACGCCGTTAGCCGGTGTCACTGTCGCCAAGGAGATGGCCACAGGTCGAGCACTTGTTGCTAGATTGACGCAGACGCCTCCGCGAGAAATTCGTTTGTTTAGTGCAGACGGAATGTACGTGGGAATGGCTTCAGCGTTTACAGCACATGAGTTCCCTGAGCGCATCATGATTGCGACAGCAATGCATGTGTGGAAACACGTTGTTAATGGATGTATGGTTGTCAATAATGGATCAGCGGACAAACGGTATCCTATTGATGCAGATGATTATTGGATTATGTTGGAATCAGATGAGAAAGAGCTTGACCTTGTTGTCATTGTCGTCGAGAGAACTCTGAAAGCGTGGATTGAGAAATCCGCTTTTGTGAGACCTCTTGTGTACGCGGACATGCGTCGAGCCATCGATCGGTGCAGCATATATTCGGTAAGCGGCAGCACATGGACGGAATCTTATGGAGTAGTCACTCCCCATAACGGGTTGCAAGTACGTTATGTAATAGAGACTGCAGCTGGAAGCAGCGGCGGACCTATCATAGCAGGAAAGCATCTTGTTGGCATTCACGTGCAGGGTCGAGTCACTTCAGATGGTCCTTGCAACTTTGGTGTTTATTTACCGATGTTGTTTAAGTCTTTTAGGAATCGTTTGCCCCAACAGGAGCGATCTAATAAGAAGCGCAACAAAAACAAGAAGGCGTATACAAAGCCTACCAAGGCTGATAAATCTTACGACGATGAAGACGAGGACTCTCTTGACGATTATTTTATGGATGACGAGGCGCGAGCTGAAAAGCATGCGTATCGTCTGAAGTTACACAGGAACGAGGAACCTGTAGCTTTGCGGACTGTTACAGTCAATGGCAAGGTCTACAATTCCATTGATGATGTGCCGCCAGCAGAGTACAATCGTTGGATCAATGAGCCTATGACAAGCAATTGGGCTGATATGGAGCGCGCGAAAGCGCCACCATTGCCTAAAACGCCTGCTCCAGACATATCGCGTAAAGAACGAGCTGGATCGAGCCAGGGAAATGGGTTATCCCGGGAGGAGACTCCCGGGCCCAATCCTGGTTGCGAAGAGCTCGGCGACTTCTTGATGTCCCGCATAGAGCCTGCCCAGCGGAAAGAGGCACCCGCTGGCCCGTCAGGTTTATCGCCGGAGGAGAGAGCCAGTGTGGAAACCTGGCCCTCTTCACCGTCGAGCCTGCCGGATTCCCTTTGCCCAACAGGGAGCGACCAAATCGAGACTTCTGGGACGAAGCAAGAAGGAAGTGGGGTTTCCGTGAATTCGCTTTCCCTCCCCAAGGAGGATGTGCGGAAGAGCGAAGTCTCCTCGTCCATTCAGCTTTCATCGCAGAAGACCAAGACTATTCAGAAGAAGAAGTCGAGGAGGCGGCCCAAACCGCCCAAAGAATCGGCGCCAGAGAGCGTCAAAGAATGTGCTCCC